CATCATTGCCCTTGGGTCCGGGTTGGCCATTTGCCCCGGCGGGACCAGCAGGTCCGGTAGGGCCCGGAAGACCATTGTCACCTTTAGGTCCGGGAGGGCCAACCGGACCCCTAGGTCCTTCGGGGCCAGGTACCGGGGTTCCTCCGGCTCCACCACCAGCAGGTCCAGGGGGACCCTGAAGACCTCGGGGGCCTTCTGGTCCGGCGGGTCCACGTTCGCCAGTATCCCCCTTTGGTCCGGGAGGGCCGGGGTCGCCCTTGGGTCCTGCAGGACCCTGTGGGCCACGAGGGCCAGGAGAGCCAGCCCCACCGCCACCTCCGCCTCCAAATGGAAGGGGCGAAACCTCAGAAGTGGGGTCAGCGGTCATGATGTCGATCGTCCCACCCTGGGTGAGAGCCACATGCTTGACGATATCAAACTTGGGGGAGTCAATGTAGATGGTGTGCGTCCAGGAACCGGCAGGGCTAACACCGGCACCCGGAGCAAGCACCTCGATGTTGACAGCGCCAGCTTGGTCTGTCCGAACCACATGCTCGCGCATTGATACCGCGGCACCGTCGACGGTAGCCGTAGCACCCTTTACATCAGGAATGATTCGGATAGTAGCCCGACCATTCTCTCCTCCGGGAATGGTTCCCGTTAAAGTACAGTATGGCGCTGCCATTTTGAGCCTCCTACGGCTGTTCGGCCCTGTCGAGCAGGGCATTCACCTTGGTGTTGGTCTCGGCGCCATAAACGCCGTCTACCTCAGCGCCGACTGCAGCCTGAACAGCCTCGACAGTAGAGTCGTGTGCCTCCTCAGAGGCCTCGCCCCAGATTCCATCCTGCTCAGTGCCAACCACGGACTGCGTGAAGGCCACGCCGAAGGGGAAGGTCTTACCGCCCCACTCGGAAGCCGCGGCAAGAGCATAGCAACGAGACCGAGTGTTCGGCCCGGCGACGTTGTCGGGGGTCGCCCGGACTGCACGCTGCAGCGCACGGATGTCGGCGGGACCAGCAGGAGCAGTGTTGCTCGGAGAGTCGGTGTACGCAGGGCGGATCACATAAGCGATCGACTGATTGCGGATACGCCGCCAAACACCGTTCCCAGCAGACTGAGAGCCATAGCTGCCAGACGAGGTGTTCCCCTCAATCGTCTGGAGCGTACCGCCGCCAAGGTTCTTCTCGACGAAGCCCACGTGGTCCGTGCCGCCGCCGTCCCAGTCGTAGATGACGACATCGCCCGGTCGGGCGTCGTAAACTGATACGAAGTAAGCGTCAGGGTGCTGGCGGACCTTGTTGACGGTGTAGTCAGTGTTAAAGGAGAATCCTCCAATAGCGTCAATCTGCCCGCACTCGTCCAGACACATGCTGACGAAGAGCATGCACCACCAAACAGAGTCGGACGGTCCAGCAAGCCACTGCTGACCAGTTCGAGCTGCCCAGTATCGGCCAGCTTCGGATCCGGGCTGAGGGTCGTCTGGTGCATAGTAACCAATCCTCGCTGCGGCGCGAGCGAGTACGTTGTCTGCGGCGCTCACTTCATCACCTCAGTAGTCTGGGAGACGTGAATCTCCTTGTCCTCCATGGGATCAGTTCCGATGTGGGCCTGCGGAGCAAGCGCCTCCTCGGGAATGTCTTCGTGACTGATCATCGTTATCCCTTCGAGCCAAGCTTAGCCCGCCTGGCCCTGTTGAGTTCCCTGTTCCGTTCCATAATCTCGGACTGGGACATCTTCTTATCGGGCTGATTCTTTTGGTTGCAAACCCGAATGAGTGTGAGTAGTCGGTTGATGTGCCATGTCTCACACTCGAAGGGGATCTGGCAAGCAATCATCCAGTAGTAGATCAACTCGGAGGATGTGTACTCGCCAGATCCAGACTCGCCACCCGTCTCACGGATGGTTGTTGCGGTCATCGTGTCGCCCATATAGGCGCTAATACGATCGACCTCAGATGGGGGGATCCTATCCAGGAGCGACGGGTCGTATTCCTCATCAGTGATCATACACTTGATGTAGAGGGCCATCTCCTCAGGGGTGACTTTGTCGTTACCTATGAGGTGCTTATGGGTAATTGACTCCCATTTTGACAGCGCGACCAGGTTGTGCTCCAGGTGCAGGATTCCGCCAGGCATGGAGACAAACGAACCTGTCTCCTCATCAAACCCGTCGAGATCCGGGATAGAAACTATAAGCATTGCAGGCACCGAGGGCCCAGGAGTCTAGGTCTCTGAGCCCCCGGTGTGGTATAATCAGCCTGCGAAGTGGGCCTTGATCTCGTCGGGCAGGAGCAGCTTGGGCTCAAGAGCCCCGCCTCCACCCTGAGCGTCAGAACCGAACAGCTTGGCCTCGAGGGTCTTCAGCTTACCGGCGTCGACGTCCAGAGACGAGATGGTCAGCAGTGAGGTGGGCTTAGCGCCAGACACGTTGACCGGCGTGGTGGACAGCTCCCAGGAGAAGGAGATCGCCTCGGGAGAGTCGTTGACTGTCTTGTAGCCCTTCTCGGAAGGAGAAGCCTTGCAGCCGTACAGGATGTGGAGCTTGTAGCCCTTGTCCTGGCCAGCCACGTCGTCACCGATCTTGGTGCGGTAGACGAGACCGAAGGCGAGTCGGTCCTGCTGACCGATCTTGACGCCCTTCGTCAGCGTGGCGGAACCGTCACACTGCTCGAACTCATCGGGGTAGGTGTACGCCTCAATTGTGGCCTTCAGCTTCTCGGCCGAGAGCATCGAGAGGTACAGAATGTTGTCGGCGTAAAGGTCAGTAGCCTCAGCGCCCTCGGGCTTCTCGGAGATGGCGGTGATACCATTCCAAGCAACGCCCTTGCCGTAGGTCTTCTGAGCCGGGTCGTACACATACAGTGCGCAGTGGTCGACACCAGTCTCAATACGGCGCTCACCAGTCTTGTCCCAGACAAGTGCAGCCATGTTAACTCCTAATAGTAGACGTCGAAGATGTCGTGATAGAGGTTATCCGCTACGAGTCGAGACTCATGGCGGCTGAACAAAAGGTCTTCGATCTTCGTTCGTGTCGGGTCCTCGGGATGCCGGGCAATCAGAGTAACCTGGAACCGGTTTGCTTTGATATACTTGAGGTTGTCCGCGTACATAGGATCACCCGGATGCCGCTCGTATACGATGCACGGATACGAGAGCTTAAGCGACGGGAGTGGTTGATAATAGACCTTGTCCGACCCGAGGATCTCTATCAGCTTCTCATGGAGAGCTAGCCGTTGGTCCATTATACACCCCCGTCAACTCGAGAACCAGACGGGGGAACTTCAGCTCCACATAGGAGATCTTCCAAAGTCCCCCCATCCAGCGAACATACTTGAGATTCTGGATGTTGTCAGTTAGAAATCCATCAGCTATAATGCTGATCTGGTTACTGAGGTTGATGCTCCCCAGAATCTCGTCGCTGCTACCAAAGCGGCGTGCTTCACGAAACACATCGCCATAGTACTGCTTCTCGACAATCTTGTCTTCCCAAATTCCCGGCTCAGTCTGGACCTGTGTGGCAAATCCTATCTCACCGAAGAATTTGGCCATGAGTCATCACGGCTCAGCGACGACGTTACCCGCCTCGGTCTTCCGCTCAACGATGATGGCCGACTTCGGGTGAGTCAGCGCACCGGAGAGGCGGGTCTCCAGCAGGTAGTGGTACTGGTTGAAGCTAATGTCGAAGTCCTCAGCCGCGAAGAGCTGACCACCCTTGTCCGCACCAATGGTGTAGTCGGACATGTTGACGATGATGCCGAGGGCGTCGACAACTCCGTTCTTGGTGGAGGTGCGCTGCAGGCTCTTCATCAGCGGAACCTTGACGATCTTCGAGACGCCGACGTAGTCAGCGAGCTCGGAGACGCTGCGGAACAGACGGTGGCCCATCTTGTCCTTGAGCAGCAGGATCTCAGTGACCATGTGGGGCTCGGCGAACCAGGTCGGGTTACCAGCGCCATCGTAGTCGTCCATGGCACGGACGATGGAGTCCAGGACGTCCTCGGTGGTGGTCTCCTTAGCCAGGACGACGCGAGGAGCGTAGAGGCTGTCCTCCTTGTAGATCGGGCGGATGCAGTCCTCCTTGATCTTGTCCTTGGAGGAGGCCTGGCGACCGTCACCGATGAGGACGGCTCGACCGAGCTCCTCCTCGAGCATGATCTTCATCTCGCCACGGATGTAGGAGACGACGTCGAAGTCAGTGATGTCCAGGATGTCGTCCCGGTCCAGCCGCTGCTTCTTATAGATGGTGGTCGGCGAGGTGGTACGCTGCAGAAGCGTGAAGACCTCGTCTTCCTTCTTATTACCCTTCATGTAACCACGGGCTCGCGCCTCGTCGGCCGTGATGTCGGCGAAGCGGGTGCGGATGCGGGAGAAGGGGGAGTGCTTAGCTGCACCGACGACGGAGCTAACCCAATCGGTCTTACGCTTGATGAACTCCGGCTGGTTCCACAGATCCTTGGCCTCAGGGAAGAGGGTCTCGATCTGCTTGATGCCGTAAGCATCGGCGTGGGCCAGGATGGCCTGCTTCAGGGAGCCGCTGGAGCGAGCGTCCTCGAAGATAGTCTCGACCTGGGCGTGAGTCAGGACGGGGAGCTCCTCGGTGGTAGCGGAGCCCTCAAACACGTTCTTGTGAGCCATAGTATCCTCAGTTGTGTCGGAATGGGCGGTGTCCTCAACCTCGTCGGTCTCCGACTCCTCCGCCTCTTCATCTACGGAATCGACGAGCTGCCCAACGATGGCATAAACCGCCGTCTTCTGCTCATCGGTCATTCCTTCGAAGATCTCCCCGAGAGTGGGGTCGTCCTCGTCGCCCTCAGCCTCATCGGCCTCCGGCTCCTCCTCGGCGTGCTCGACGTCATCCGTCTCCTCCACCTCGAAGTCCTCATCCTCGTCCTCATCGCCGTGAGAGACGAAGTCCAGCTGCTCATCAGTGTAGATGACAGCCTCGATCTCATCGCCGTTGTCGCCATGCTCGATGGAGACCTGGTCGATGAGGGCACCAGGGTTGGCGCCACGTAGCACCAGGCTAACCTCGACGAGCTCACCGTGGACAACGTCGTTGCCCCTAGCTCGAACGTGGGTAGCATAAATACTCATCGCCTTGATGTCGCCGTTCTTGACCATCTCTCGAGCGGTCCGGCCACGATCAGTGTTGTTCAGATGGGCGTAGGCGTAAACCCCATCGTCTCGAACCTCAAGATCGGCATGCCCCAGGACGTTCTCGACGTCTCCGTGCTTGTGCTGCCAAACGAGAGGAACAGTCTTCCCGTCGTACGCCGCGAAAGCCCCGTGCCGGATTACCTTGTTATCCGAGCACCGAACATCGTTCTTCGTAGCGTAGCCAGAGAAATCGCACTTAACTGCCATTTTGACTACTCTCCATCAGTTCGGAAATTGGTACATCCGCGGCTGGGGTTTCGTCAACCGGCTCTTCGCCGGGTGGCATCTCCTCACCCATCGGATTGATGTTGGAGTTCACCAACTGGTTTGCCGTCTCGTCATCAGACTGGGCCCAGCCGAACTTCGGTCGAAGCTCATTAGCCGTACCAATCTCATTACGCTTGACAGAGTCGACCAGCTTGGACATCTCCTCGAGCGGGACGTTGAGGAACGGATCCTCGATCGCCATTACCCGCTGCTTCTGCGTTCGGGCAGTCTTTGTGAGGAAAGTCCGGGTGATGGCATCCGTGATCGCCTTCAGAACTGGACGAACCGTTCGGTTCTGGTAGTTCAGCATCTGTCTAGCATCGGCCTTGCCGGTGAAGACATCCTCGGTCATTCCGAGCTGGTTGTACAGCTGCGTAGTGAGCCACTGGATCTGACTCATGAGGTTATTCTCGGATGGTCGGTTCAGCTGAGTGATTCGCTCTGCACCATCTGTGTAAGCGATACCGTACTGAGAACCGGCAAGCTGTTCCTCAATCGCCTTTCGCCTGGCTTCTGCCTGCTGCTTCTTGAGCTCAGTCTTGACTACGTATGGAAGCTGAATGATAATGTCCAGCTTTCCGGATCCAGACTGTCGATCAATCGCATCGAGCAGATGCAACTTCTGCGTGAGTCGCTGTAGCGTTGAGCTCGGAGCATTCATCACGCTGTAGAGCGGATTGTTGACGATTGCTACGAACTCTTTCTCAAGAGTCAGCTGTTCTCGCTGTCCAGTCTGGTCATTGTAGACTTCGACTCGGACATGCCGTGGGTACCAATTGATGATACTGCCAACTCGCATGGAGCGGACGTCATATCCCTGAGTCATGTCGGGGTTGACGTTCGTATCCACGGGAACAATCGCTACGGCGCCTTCCTCGAACAGCGTCAGGACTAGATCCTGGAAGAACCCTCGTCCTGTCTGGTCGATATTGGCACTGAGTGACATACAGTCATCAAGATCACTATTGATGTAGCTCTTGAGATTACCGTTGTCGTCTGTCCGAACATGTCGGATGGGGACGTTCGCCACGTCAATAGCAATCTGATTGTAGATGCTCGTGACGATGGTCTGATCCCCGACGACAGGACGGTAGTTCACGCTCGGATTGCCGAAGAACGATGCTCCATATTCTGGAGTAAAGTTCTTCTTGTCCGGCGATCGGGTAAATGCATTCCAGGCGTGGCTCAATCGATCACTAAGACCCATTTCACCTCCTTGCTCATTCGAATGCCTCCTTGTTGATCTTGTATGCCACGAAGGCATCCATCAGAGCGGCTACTGAGTCAATCTTCTCTTCCGAGCGTTTCTTCAGTAGCTTCCGGTTTCCGTTGGTATCCTCAAGAGTGACACAGTTCCCCATGGTGAAAGACATGAGTTCCTGGTCGAAGATGAGAAGACGCTCAGAGGCCAGCTTCTTCAGTTCCCCGAGAGGGACCGATTCTGTCCTGGCTCCCTGAATGACCTTCTCGATACCGTACGGGCCGTTCTCCTGTTCCCACCTGGTTACGAACTCCTTGGCGTTATATGGGTCAAACCCAAACGCCGAGACGTCGTACTTCTGTTCGTCGATGTAGAGGTCAAGATCTTCATAGACCTCCATCATATCCAGGACGGTACCCTCCATGACTCGGAGGCTTCCTTCTTGGATGAACTCATCATACTTCTGACGAAGAGCTCCCGGCAACTTCATGAGCGTCAGCTCAGAGATGTATGCCAGTGTCTTTACGCCGAAAGCCTGATTCCTCAGTGGGAATAGGAAGGTGAACGCACAGAAGTCATCACCCTGAGACAAGTCGGCGCCCATGGCGCACTGCATGTTCCAGAATGTGTTCTTCCTGTGCGGGATCGTCTCCTCGTAGGTGAAGAAGTACGTGTATCCCTCCATGGGGATTCCAAACCTCTTAGCGAGGATGTCGTTTCGAGCAGCTGGAGCTTGTTCCATTCGCTCGACGTCCTGCTGGTACCGATCATAAGAGACAGTGATGCCGATGTTCGGCTGGGCTTTCACCCACATAGCAGGATCTGCTACTTCCTTGATGTCGTCAAGTCGATAGTAGAAAATTGAGATGTGAGGGGCGACGTATTCGCCCTTCAGGATTTTGAGCAACTCCATCTTCATGGTGTCGCCCACCGCATTGCGGATTGTTCCTTCCGAAGAGACGGCCAGGATTACTGGATCGTCGATCTTCGAGGCACCCTGTTCGAGAGCACCAACGACGTCCTCACGGATGTCGCCAGAAAGCCACTCATCCACCGTACAAACCTTGGGTCGGAGACCCTGAAGTTTGTCGATGGACATGGGGCGGACCTCGAGGAGGGATCCAGTGAGGAAGTTCTCCACACCTTTCTTCGTGGCAACCAGCTTCTGGCGGTTAGCCCTCGCACCGGTTGTATTTTGAATGGATCCCTCAGTCAGGAACTTGTACAGCGGACCTCTTGCGCGGGTGATGGCGGTCCTGAATGGACCCATCACTTCTTCCGCCTGCTTCATGGTCGGAGCCGTAGCGATCTGATGCGTCGTTGTAGTGTCAATCACCATGAAGTAGTTCTGGATGAGAGACATGTACATCGACTTCGCTGCTCCACGAGCAACGATCAGATACTGCTTGATTGTAAGGCGCTTCTTTACGGTTTTGGTCTCATAGCGACCGCCGACTCCGTCCTCGTAAGGGACGAAGACCTGACGATCCTCGAAGTAATACCATCCAAGGAGCTGTTCGGCCCAGAGCTTGAAGCTGTCAAGAAGATGGAGGTCGGCTCCGTCGGACAGAGTAAGCTCATTCTCGCAGTATGCGATGAATCCTTCAACGGCTTGGTCGTCGTAGTAGTATTCTGGATTGGCGATTAGCGCGTCAATCCGGTTCATCTCACATGAGATCTCTTCGCATACCGGAATCTCGCCTCGGATGACTGCGTCACGAAACTGCCCGTAGTATTTTGGTACTGCGGTGTTCGAGAGCATTACCTAGCAGTGCTCCCTGGGTTACGAGGATACCGCTTCTTCTTTGGCGAGGGCTTTGTCTGCTTGTACGACTTCGGCTTCTCAATCTGCTTTGGCTTAGACGCCGTAGGTAGCTTCTTACGGTCAGGGCCACCTGTAGAGTTGTACGTCTTATGTGCTTCTTCAGCAACAACCGACGCAGCCTCTGCAGCTTCCTTGGCCTTCTCGGCTGCCTTCTTGAGTGTCTCTCCGGCCGACTTCCCAGTCTTACCTGGATCGAAAGACTTATCAAAGGCCGTTTTCATAGCCTTGGTTGCCGCGTATGTCCCGGCCTTGGTCAGAGAGTTCTCGAGGATCGATCGAGTGACTTCACGACCTCGAACCAGGTGGCGATCGGCCTTGAGCTCCCGATAGCGTTTCTCTTGCTCCAGCCGCTTAATTCGAGACTGGAGCTCGGTGTCGCTGATCTTCTTGTATCCGCGGTTTGCGAACTTCTTTCGAGCCTTGGCTTCTTTCTTGGCCTGGATCTTTCCGGCAACTCGCTGGTCATGGGCCTGCTTAGCCTTCTGAACTTTAGCCGCTCCGGTTCGGGCGGTCTTGATGGTCGTCTTGGTGGCGTTGGCGGTGAATCGCCCACTCTTCTGGATGGCCTTGATGGTGGCCTTTCGACCAGCGCTAGCCTTCTTGCGGATGACGCCCCATTTCTGGCCTTTTACGCCGTGGTGGATGAGGTCTTCTACCTCTGCTTCCCCTCGGTCTGGTAGATCAGTCGCCATGCTGCCTCCTCGATCAGCTTCTGGTAGGCCGATACCAAGAAGGAGTTCCCCGGTGGATCGAAGAACAGCTTAACCTTCATGGCGATGTAAGACTTGATTGCCGCTTCGTCATCAATCGAATCGAAGACGGTCCAAGCGGTATCTTTCTCAATCGGGGTGTCGCATTTTGGCCCCAATTGTGCGAGATCCATCCGTGCAGTGTTAATATGCATCAGGATCTGGTCGTCGAAGACATCATAACCCGGCATGATGCCGATTGCCTTCTTGGTATCTTCAAGAATCGTTCCCATTAGATCCTCCAGGGAGTTTGATCATTCGGTCGACGCTCAACAACTCGTGGTGTCAACCTCGATCGGTCTCCGAAGTGTATCGCGTTGTGGGTATTCTTGGTTGTCGTGATGAGAAACTCTGGCTCGAGGATGTCTGGATTGAATTCCTCAAGGTCTCGGGGCTGAATCGGATTCATGTGGTGGATTAGCGGCATGTATCTGATGTCGAGTCCCTCGATCCCGAGGTCACAGGCTTCATCTCGAGCCAGAACAAAGTTCCTGACCTTCTTCCACTCCGTTGAGGTGTAGAATCTCTGGTTCAGGTAACGATCAAAGCCAAACGTAGAGGTACCAACGCTCCCGGTGAGAGCCAGGTAGTCAAACCGCTCCTCAAAGGTCTCGAGGCGCGCCAGTTCAGTATACGTTCGTAACATCTCCCGCTCCAGAGTAAGTACGGAAGGCTTCGATGGCTTCTTTGGCAATCTTCTCGGCTTGCTCAGCGCTGACGAGCGCCGTCTTCTTCGCCTCGAGGAGTGCTGTTTCGTTTCTCAGCTTCTCCACCTCGAGCTGTTCTCTTGTGGAGGCGAGCTTGAGGTAGTGATTCACCGTGGTTGCCGGTGCTGTACCCTCTCGAAGCTGCTTCTCAGCAAGCTCAAGCGCCAGGTTAATCATTTGCGCTTCGCGTTGCTCTACAGTTCGAGCTGGTTTAGATGGGGTTGCGGCCCTTTTACCCATAGTTGCTCCTTAGATAGAGGGCGTTTGGGGCCAATTAGGGGTTAGATTCTAGGGCCCGTTGTGAGCGAGACCAGCGGGAAGAAAGGAGCACACGAGAAACTTCCCGTGGGCCCTAGAACCTAATCCCCAATTGGCTTTCCAAATATCCCTCCGGGGAAAATATGGAGGGGGCGGCGATGAGGGTGGGGGGCCTAAATGCGAGACCCCCCTCCCCCGGGTCGACGAAGAAATTTTTATTTTTCAATCATCGATCTCAAAAGTTTGATAGAAATTTGTTCCATCAAGATTGAGAATTCGATCAATTGCATTTTCAATTTCTTCGATTTCAAGTTCTTCACTTAACGAATCGCTTGATGTGCACAGCCTGGCCAGGAGGCCACAGGTACCGTAGCCGTGGGCAGTGTCAAAAGCAAACCATTCGTCCCATGAAGTTCTTGGATCGTAAGGATTGTCCACTGTGGACAGCATCCTAGCCATAGTAGACCTCCTCAGAGAGGCCCTGTGAGAGGGTGTGTACCATGGTATGGTCAGCCCTCCTCAAGAGCACGGTGTACAGAAGTTGTTGAGATTCCCAAAGCTTCAGCAATCTCAGCAGCAGTCTTACCTCTACTACTCATAGCCTTGGCTCTGGACACCATGCTGGACGAGACCTTAGGCTGCGACCTAGGTGTAGCCAGTTCCCTAACTACTGATTCATCAGCAAGTTCAAGAACCTTGTTGAGAGCAGCCTGTGAGACAGCACCTTCCTGGATAGCCTGCCACTCTCGAGGAGTGATAGCGAAAGGCTTCTTACCAGCCCCCGTTCTTGAACGGGCCTCGGCTAAAGCCTGGCGGCGGGCTTTCTGGAGGCGCTCCTTGTCATTGGCCAACGTAGGATCAGCCTGCTTCTTAGCCCTGATCACCGCATCAGCTAGGACCTGAGCCTGTCTTTCCCTGGGTTTATTCCGGAGGGCCTCGTTTACTTTGGCCTTGAGGGACTTAACTTCAGGGGCGTATGTCTTAGCGGCCTGGGGGTTCTTTCGAACAGAGGGGATAGCAAGCGTAGCCTTACGGGCTTCGTTAGCCATAGCCTTCAGTTCGTTAGAGTGATTGGCATAGACCGTTTCAATAGCGCTCCCGTTCTTTGAAACAAGGGAGTATGCATCATGGGTCTCGGCCAACTTGGTAGACTTCTCAGTACGAAGCACAGTCTTACCATGCTTGTCTACATAAGTAGCCCCAGTCTCTTCATAGACCTTGCGACCTGTCCGCTTATCGATAGGCCCACCCTTTGAAGCGGACCGGGCTTTTCTTTCAGCAACACGCTTCTCGGAAGAAGCACGACTGATCAGAGTAGAAGCCCCAGCATTTGCCTTGCCCTGGTATTTCTTCTTGAGGGCGGCAATTCCATTATCGATCTCGGACTGCTTATAGTTGAGCTTGTGCTTCTCGGCATCAATCACAACCATGGAGTGTCGAACAGCACGGGCAATCTCAGCCTGGTTTGCACCACCGATAGTCATATCGGTAATGAGGTTTGAAACCTCACCCATCTTCATCTGCTTCTGCTTAGAAGTCATGGGCTTCATACCAGGGTATGCCGGATACATAGCCTTGGGGTCGAAGTCCTTCAGCCCCTTAAGAGCTGGTGAGGTCTTGACCTTTCCGCTATTGTTTGGAATGCAGAGAACTGAGTCACCATCAAAGTCCGCACCAGACAAACGCTCAGCGACCTTGGGGTGGATACCAATAGCATCCTTAACCTTAGTCCCTATGGCTTTTCTGGCGTGGGGGTTTTTATTGTTGACTGTCAGTTCTGGGATCTCGAATCGTCCACCGTGAGGGTGGCGAACAAGAACAACCTTCTCCCCATGTTTGAAGTTGGGGGCGTAAACCTCCGTGGTCTTCATCTTGGGGACGGGAAGGATGACCTGGCTGGCCTGTCGAGGAAGAGCGGCTGCCTTCAGATCCACGGCGTCAGAGTCCACTGAGTCTGCGAAAGACTGCAGCAGCTTCTTCTTGACGGAGGGATTAGTGAGGGCCATGATCTCTTCGAACTCGGCACGGCGCTTGTCCCGAACCTTCTGCAGCTGCTGCTTGGCAAGAGAGACGGGCTGCTTCGAGAGGAACTGGGAACTCAAGGTCTTCGACCAGTCACCCCAAGTGCCCTCATCGTTGACGATGTTCATCGCCGACAGCTTCTTCTTGCCGTGGGCATCAGTGTAGTGAAGCTGCTTGCGAATCACTGAACCGAACGGGTTCGAGGGGTCGCCAGTCTGCTTCTTGAGGGCGTCAAGCTTATTCCCAGTGGGGTTCTTGTTGGTGTTGAACCGGAGATCATATCCCTTAGGAATGTCGTCCGAGTACATTGCCATACCCTTGAGGTAGTGCGTACCATCAACAGAGATACGAACCTGGGCATAGTTTGAGCCACCGAGGGAGAGGTCTTTGACTCCTCGTCGAACCTCAATAACGCCGTCCATATCGGTACCACCCTCATTTCCGTAGCGAACCTTCAGTCGCTTGCTGGAAACTGCAGTGGGCTTCTCGATACCGTACACGGTACGACCCCGGTCCTCAATATTGACACCGGGGGCTTTAATTTCGCCCCTCTTGGCCAGAACCGTCTTGTAGTCCATGCCCGGAGGCACCAGGACCTTCATTTCGGTGAATTTACCAGTCGTCTGCTGCTGGACCTTCACCTTGTGGACGTGATAGCCCTCAGCCTCAAGCATGGCGGTTGCGGTCTTCATCTTGGTGCTTGTGACACCCATGTTGACCTCAACGCCGAGTCCGACGTCAAGAAGACCGTCCTTACCGACCTGCTTCTTGAGCTCCTTAGCAAGCGCCTCAGTACTCCCCGCCCTTTCTTTGAGGGTGGGGTCTAAAAGCGCTCGAACGGAGGACTCATTTATGCCCATACGACGACCAATGGCCGTGTTGGACATCCCCTTCTCCTTGAGCCGGGCCACCATTGCAACGTCGGCCTTACGCTTCTCGTTCTTGGCAATGGACTTCTGGGCTCGAAGCTGGGTGGTGGTCATCCCAAGGCCCTTGGCGATCTCAGTCTCAGAGAGACCCTTCGCCTTTAAGTCCTTGATGGTAGAAAGCAGGTCACCAGAGTGCTGGTGGGGGTCCTGACCAGAACCCCAAGGATAGCGCCCGGAACGGCGCTTAACACCATAGTGGGCGAGATCCATTAGGCCTCCTCTTCCTTGATCTTCTCGATCAGCTTATCGAACTGGATGATGGTATCCATGATTCGGGCAATATCCTCGCCCTCAGGGTTTGCTACCTGAATATCGTCATTCTGGTAGATACGGAGCTCATAGTTAATAGCTCCAGGACGCTCATCATACTCGAGGCAGAAGAGCGCGGCGTAGATCATGAGTTGATCAACCTTAGCTGGGTGAACGCCGGTCTTCAGATCGTGGATGCGAAGCAGGCCCTTGTCAAAGGAGATAGCGTCAGCAGTGCCAAAGCAGTTGACCGAGTAAAACAGGACTTGCTCCGGGACCATCCGAAACCCAATAGCATCGTTAACATAGTTATTGAACGTCACCTTGTTTCGGGGCATGCGCATCTTCAGACGAATGTGCTCAGCGGCGAGCTCGTGAAGGCGGGTACCTTTTGCTGCGGCCTGAGAAGTCCGGAAGGACTCGATAAGTTTGTCGGGTGAGTAGTTGAGCCAGTGATACTTACTGGCACTCAGGAATGCGTGGGCTCCATTAAGCTGTGAGTGATTGTTGAACTTCACTGAGGATCTCGCTCTCGTTCTCAGGGTAGATGAATGCTGCATACGACATAGCATGCATTGTCCGAACGTAGTGTGCTTGGTTCGGACGGACTGACGCAATAGCGCCGCGCTTCACCTCAAGGGCCGCCCAACGATTCTTGTAGAGAAGAATCAGATCGGGTATACCTTGAATGTAGTTGGGATCATTTTTCAGAATGATGATCCCCGGCAACATCTTGTTCAGCTTCTTGATGAGCTGAGCTTGGAATTGTGACTCACGCATGGTGTGCTCCTCTGGGTAAGCCTATAAGAAGGGATAGGCTTGTTTCTATCCTTCTTATCATTATAAGCCGAGTATGCGACGAGGGGTGTCACACGTATTGTGGCGGGGTATTCTTGATCGAGGGTGGGGTTTTGTTACAGATGTGGCTAATGTGAAAATTCGATCGATAAACATCATCAAACATCATCAAACAGCACTACTTGAGGGGTGGGCCAAAAAAAACGTGAAAATCCCTATACTATATATATATTAAAAAATCATCATCATCAATTAATTATATTATTTCACAAAAAATGGCCCACCCAGACTTTTCGTTGCAATTCCAAGGAAAAGTCCAACAATACGTGTGACGCGCTGGCCCACTTTTTTGGCCCGGATACGTGTGACGAGTAACATCAACACCAGCTGTAACACAAAAAATGGGCCATAGGTGGGCCAGACCAAGGTGTCACACGTATTGTAACCCTTAATCTGACCCACCGTCACACGTATTCTAACCGACGAATGCCCTCTCGTTGAACACCTTCTTCGAGCTCAGCGACCGCCGAACCGCCTCATCTATCGAGGAATGAGACTCAAGAAAGTAGTACTTCAACCGAGAATATGGCGTGTTCAATCGGTCGATCCGTCCCTCACACTGCTCCGTCACTCGCCAGGAATAGTTGAGAGACCAGAAGAGAACCGTATCGGTACTAGTACAGTTCCATCCCTCTGCTGCCGAGGTGTACTGACAGATATAGATCCATCGGTCTCCTCCTGGAATAGCATCGTGCCGATGTCCATTCCATTGCGCTGTAGGCACTCCAAGGCTCTCCGCAACTGCAAGGATTCTATCGAGTTCATAGTTGTAGTTGTAGAATACGATAACTCTCTCATTGCTTGAGAGTATGCGCTTGGCCTCTGCTGAACGCCAGTCATTATCACTGACCACCTTTCTCAAGATTCGACACACGCCACCAGCATCACGCAGTGGCTCTTCTGTCCATGGGTCCATTCTATTCTTCACGACCCACTTATACAAGTTACGGTCGTAGTCGCAGTAGACAGTCTCCCTCTCACGAGTAGTGTGTCGCTCCACCGGCATCTCCACAAGGATACTCCGGCGCAAACGCTGCAGCTTCGCCTCCCCTATGTATCGTTTGACCTTGGGGTATTTTGCGAAGCGGTCAAATATGACATGGTCCTCCATGAACTCCGTACGAGTCCTGAAGAATCCGTGAGCCATGAATACCGGGAGATAGTCCATCCAGACATCTCCAGGGGTAGCCGAGAGCAGAAGCCAGGTGTTCTTACGAGTAATCTTCAAGAACTCCTTGACCCAGCGCCCACTGCCGGAAGCACGCTGTTCATCAAAAAAGAATACCGCGTGTTCTCGATCCGAGTACTTCCCGATGTTGTTCCACGAGTCCACCACAATGGATGAACCTGTGAAACTACATGCAGGATCTGTACTCAGACCGAGACGCGCAGCTTCCTCCTCCCACTCAAGGGAGTCCCGCTTCTTAGCGGTTGTGATGACATACAGCGTAGGGGAGCCCTTGACCTTCTTCTTAGCCAAGGACCCCCCTTTCTTGAATGAGGCGGAGTTACAAACCGACGTGAGGTACCACGCCAGGCTTGTCAGGGTCTTCCCCGAACCAACGCCACCCGCCAAGATGCTGCCGTTCTGCAGTTGACGCACCGCCTGGATCTGCTCAGGACGATACGTAACTGTCATGGTTAGTGTGTTCTCCTTTCGAGACAGTCGCCGAAGATCCACTCATCGAACTCAGACTTCGTGAGCTGGAACCCAAGTAGTCCGTCCTCGTACTCCTCCTTGCGGAACTCGGAGTTGGACTTTAGGTAGAGGTTCGACACAGCCAGGTTCCGTCGGTTCCCGTCCTTGTACTGAACCCAGTACCCATCCGGGATCTTGTCGACGAACAGACTCCACACGAGCACAGCTGCTGAGTAGACCTTGCGCTCCCTACCATGAGCACTGGGCTTCTCCATGCGGTACATGTAGCAGCCATCCTTGTACCGGGGTGTGAGGAAACGACCGGTGTTCTTATTTCGAACCCGCCCAAGATCCGATACCTCGTACTTGTCATTGAGGCCAGGGATCGTCTTCCAGTTCTCAGTCGCCAAAGCGAACCTTTCTATCCGCCTCCGACTCAGTACATGAGCCGAAGATGTAGTCGTCGAACTCAGACCGGGTCTCTTCAAAGAGCTCATCCATCCGAGCATTGTACTCCTCATACCAAGCCTGCCGGTACGCCGAGTACGAAACGAGATCCAGGTTCTCAAGACGGGCGTTAGCCATATCACCATTCAGGTGGATGACATAGTGCCGCCTCCCGGGCTCTCCGTTGAACGCACGCCAGATAACAATCCCACAGCGAACCATGGTCTGCTTACCTGAGTCATCGCGATACAAGGAGAACCCGGGAGCCCCGTCTGAGCACTTCTGGATCCGAAGAACTCGCCCACTCGAGATATTACGCACCCGACCGAGATCCGATGCCTCATACCTTGAGTAGGGGTGGGGTAAACTTCGCCAGCGCTCAGTCAATGTGCATAGCCTTGATGTGATCCAGGAGATACTTCTGCTCGCCCGTCTCCGAGTCCGTAACGATACGGAGCTTGGTCGTACGGCGAGCGTAGTAGTACCGCTTGTTCTTCTCCTCGTCCTGGAAGACGAAGAAAAGGACACCCTTTGCGATCTCCTGAACCCGGATCAGCTTCATAGGTACACCCGAGACAGTCACATCCAGGATAGCATCGGCTCGGAGAGCCTGCTTGATCTCCTCGAGGTCTTTGATCTCCTGAGTCGGGTCGTCAAGAGACCAGGAACCCGAGATGGGATTGTAGATGAACTTCTGAGTCAGAGGCATGCGAATCTCCTTCATGAAGTCGCTGTCCTGACGCTTGAGATAGAGCCCCCAGAACGAGCCATCTGCGTCCACGTCTAGCTTCAGCCCCATCACGTGCCAGAACTTGTCGTCGTGGTTGACGATAACCGGGTGCAGCTTCTGGAATGTCTGGTCGAGCCAGAGCTGATCAAACTGCTCGAGGTTGAATCGCTTGGTGCTTCCCATGTGAATTGCCTTCCATGCTTTCTGGGGTCGGTACTGGATGAACTCGTACTCCTCAATGTTCTTGAGGAGGATGCTCTCTTGAGGGCACGTATTGATGGTAAACAGAACCGCGCTTTCGGTATCTACCTCATAGAGTCGCTGGTACTCGAGGATGCGTACCTCTCCCTCGGACGCCTTGAACTCCACATACATAGCATTTCCAGATGCGTATGTGTCATGAATATGTGCGAGGAAGTCCTTCCCCTTGATAATACGAGGGGTCTTGTACCATCCACCGTCAGTGAGTTCCATCATGTCCTCCTCAGAAATAACGGATCGTGTCGGCAGCCCACTCAACGTTCTCGAGAACCCAGTCGTAACTCTGGTGCCCCTTCTCATTTGTCATGGTGTGCCGGGTGAACTTAGACTTCTGAGCATCTGACATGCGGAAGGTGTACCAGTGTCCTGTCTCTCGCTCAGCAGTAATCCACAGATCGGTAGAGCCGGGAACCCGCATGAAGGACTTGACGTGATACTGCCGGGACTCGTAGAAGAACGGAGCAGGCTTACCCTCACGAGCCGCCCAGTAGTCGTAGTACTCCTTGGCGTTATAGGTCTTCCGCTCCTCAGCAAGGAACAGAACCGACCCGTTACTCATCAGGTCGCCGTTCTTAATCCGCATCTTGGTGATGAGACCCTCAGCATTGGTCATATACATGATCCACTGGTCATCACAAGTGGGCTTGAACTCAGTGACGAAGAGGTTCTTGTTCCGGTAGATGAACGTGGGAAGCATAACCCCATCCGTCTCCTTGAGCTTGGCAAGGTACTGCATACGAAGCTCGTAGATGTCAACGGGACCCTCGTCAACCTTGATAAGAGTGATCATTTTGTGCTCCTTTTAATGCGTCGTGGAATGTCGTACTCGTCTAGAAGGTAGTCCATGAATGCGAAGAGATCCTTCTCAATCTCATCCGCAAGCTCTCGATTCCTTACCTGAGACACGTCTACGATAAAACGATAGCTGTTGTTCGCAGTCCGCTTCTCAAGGTGAACGGAACACCGTGGCGTACGACGACGCTCCGGGTTCTTGATGTAGTCGAGCACGATCTCTCGACCAGGCTTAAGATCTGGGTTAGGATACAGAGTCTCTCGAGGTTCTTTGCCCTCAGCTCGATCTCGCTTACGAGCTTCAGAGAGGGCCTTCCTCTCGAACTCCTCTGATTCCTTGACCGCCTTCAGAATATCATCAGCACTGACGATAAGTCGGCTAGCCACGTGTGTCCTTTCTATGAATGGGGAACCCCGGGGCCCTTTTACAGACCCCGGGGTATAAAATCAGCCGCGCCGCATCTCCCTGATGAAGATCCAGATGAGCCAGAATCCTCCGGTCACTGAGACCATGAAGACGTCAAACAGGAAGTTGAAGAAACCGTAGCGTCGCATCAGGCGGCCACCTCCTCGTCATCATACTTGGCGTCCAGCGGGTCCTCAGCAATGGTGACATACATGGTTCCCAAATATGCCTTCACACCGGAGTTCCCGTTGACCTCCCACTGGTAGGGATTGATCGTGAGGTCCACGTTAAGGATCTCGACGTAGTCCAAGGAGTTGACCGTCTGCTCATTGATGAACACCTTGCGTCGAGTCAGGTTCGGAATACAGACGATCTTCGGTGGACGCGCCCGATAAGACACCTCCACCTTGAGATAGTGGACAACCGCATCCGGGTCGTTCCGAGACTCCCGGGTCTTCAGGTTCCAGCCGTCTCGCTCAAGGGCCTCGACCATGTCCTCGGGGATCTCGACGCAGAAGGTTCGCTTAGTACCACCGGCATAAGGACCCTCAGCAGAGAAGTCCTTGAAGAAGATGCGGGCGTTCTCGATTGTCAGGTTACCAAGTCGTGCCATTGTGTGCTCCTTAAATCAGGCTCGGAAATCGGGGTGGACGTTTGAGGGGTCTCCCTGTGCAATCTCTAGCACTCGGGAAATGAATCGTGTGAGATTCTTCTTCTGGCGACACTTAAACAGGATGGTGCGGACTCCATTTGAGAAGTTGATGTCAGCGTAGACGATATTCAGCCCCTTGTAGAAGCTGACCTCAGTATCATCCGCAAGATCGAAGTGCAGCTGGTGACTGTACTTACCAACCCAGGAGGGCTTGATATTACTTCGCTTGTCGATATACTCATCAAGCTTGACGTCCTCGAACTCGTAGGCCTCCTCATTCAGATCACCATTGAGGTCAAAGTAGTCAATGACACTGGGGTTCTTCTTACTCATGCGATCCACTCGTCCTTAAGGTCGATTTTGTCGTGCATTACCTGCCTGAGAAACTCACAGGCGATCTGGTACTCGCGGTTGTTGTAAATATAGATGGGCTTGATGGTGATGTCCTCGTCATGGAGGAACACCCGCATCACGATGATCCGGTGGATCGGATCATAGGTGACGATAAAGCTGTCCCCGTTCTTGAGCTGGTACTCAATGATGTCGGGGGCGTTACAGATGACGAGAATATCGTCAACGTCATTCTTCTCCCGATACTCCACTCCTCGTCGGAATGCCTCGAAGCAGTCCTTGAGCTCGATGAACTCAGTATCGATCCGAAGATGGGTATCGTGGGCGACAATCTTTCCTGGCATGTGTGCTCCTTTCAGAAAAGCCTATACCCCAAGTTAACGGGGTATAAGCGAGATCAGTCTTCGATCTCGACGTGGTCTCGAGCTTCCTGTACGGCCTTGACGGTCTCGTCGAACTGCTTCTCGACTTCGCGGGCAACGATTGCACTAGCAGCAACACCAGTGCCTACCGATCCGAACCAAAGCAGAATCTTAGCGATTCCATTTGCGTTCGAGACGATAGGCTTGGTGAGCTTGCTGGCAATCATACCAGCTCCAATGGAGGAGAGTCCGGAGATGATAATCTTGGCAACGGGCAGCATGAGGGTTTCCTTTCGAGTAGAGGGGTCTCATATTACCCTTAGTTTCTGACGCGGACCCCCGGGCCCTTTTACAGACCCGGGGGGCTTTTACACATCAGGTGTAGTTATGACGGAAGCATCCGGCATCCTGCACAAACATCCAGTGCCGCTGCCAGAAAGGACCGCGGACAAGAACCCAGCGCCAGCATCCCATATTGTTTCACCTCCTTCATGACTAGATCTTCGTCAGACCACATCAGGTGTAGTTGTATCGGAAGCAGTTGGCATCCTGCACGTGAATCCGAGTCCAGCCATGCCAGCGAGACCACATCCACATCCAACGTCCACACATATCACTTCACCTCCTTATGGTGCAGTCGAGAAATAGTCTTCCTGCTCGAGCCAGGCATAAAGATCAGCTCGTTCAGGCCGTCATGGGTAAACATGTACGCAGTCCAGTGTACCCAGTTGAAGCACAGAATCTTGCCGTCTCGGGGACAAGCGATTCGACAGTACCCCAGGTCATCCTTGAGGATACGGGCATTCCAATACTTATTGACTCGCCCGTCCTGAGAATATACAGTCACCGTGAAGTGCTTGACATTGACCCCGTAGATGATCGGATCGTCAAGAACTGGGTCTCGATCATTCTCGATCGAGTGCTCTTTATACGGACCCCACTGGTTCTCGTACTCAGCCATCGTTGTCTCCGTTCCAGATATACGGCTCAAGCTCCAAGGGTGAAGGCCTCGAAGTCGCCGAATTCTCCCACCGCAGCCTTTGCATCGTCAGCAAGACCCTCGAAGTAACTCCAGTCGACCCATTCCTTCCAGTCGTCTGGGTGGGCTTCCTTGAAGGATTCGAACTGTACCCACCTGTGACCGGTACTGCCTGATGCGGCATGGTAGTTACCATCTTTCTCGCGGAGAAGGATCCCGCCTCCACGGTTCACGGGGACGAAGGCGCCGGTCTTACCGACGAACTCCATCTCTGGCTTCTCTTCCGTTCCGTTGTTCAGGTACAGAGCGGTAGTAACGCTCTTAGTCTCCGCCACGTCTCGAATATCAAGCTCCTCCTTCGAGAAGAGCTCCTTGAAGACGTAGGGGTGCTGGAACTGGGCACCAGTGGCGCTCCACTTTCCGTCCTCGTAGTCGACATAGACGGCCTTGTTCACAAGACACATACGGTCGTAAGTAGCCTCGTGCTCGAAGGTGTATCCGTACTTCTTGCCGAACTCCATGACCTTCTCGATGATCTCGGGAGTGGCCCTCGGGATCTTGATCGAGTCGGTCTTGATGTGCGCAACGTCGAAGCCCTGTTCCTGGACGAAGTGCTTCAGATCCACCATAAACAGAGCGCCACGCTTTGCGACGATGTTGTCGACGTTCCGGGGGTCCTTGAAAGCATTGGGGAACTTCGCTGCAGTGAGACCGTACACCGAGTTGATGACGATCTTGAGAGCAAAGGCCAGTGCCTCATAGTCCACACCCTCCTCGAGGAACGGCTTGAGCGCTCCGTCTAGCAGAGACCCTGCAAGCTTGTCGTCGTGGTGCTTGATGGCGACTCGGGCCTGCTTGATCTCGCTGAAACGCTGAGTGTATCGGTCTCCGAAGAGGTTGAGACACTCGATTGAAGTGGGATGCATGCTCGCAACGTCGAGAAGGGCGACGTCGACGTAGATTCCTGGCTCGGCGTGGACGTATCCGCCCTCACCGACCTCCTCCCCACGATAGGTAGACTTGCCGAAAGCGTACTGATAGCCAGGGAATTGCTCACTGAGATCGGTGTAAACGAATTCACTCTGAGGATTCCTGTTCTTTCCGAATATGATGAACTGACTGTGCTTGTTGGTCGTATCGTTAGGAGTCAAACCAGACAGTTCGGCAAGCATAAGGCGGGCCTGCCAGTCCGCATGGAGGTGATTGAAGACCTCCTCGGTTGCGATAACATCGTTATCACAGTACTCCGCCACCTCTTCCCAGCGATCCTCGGGAACGTTCTCGTCCCAAGGCAAGCCAAGCTCCTGGTGATGCAGACCAAGCTCAATCTCCCACTTCTTGAGAGACATCTTGGTTGCTGCGAAGTCGTACACATCGGTGTAGGACAGATTGTATGCCTCGACGAACCCAGCAGTGACGCTGTTCTCGATGATCCGCTTACTCAAGTCATACAGCTTGGCGTTGTTAAAGCCCAGTGTACGAGCGTAGAGAATATGATTGTCGTACTTCCGACAGTTGAAGCCGACAAGCCGCATCTCACAGAGGGCCTCGATCTCCTCGGGGGTGGGGTTAATCATCCGGTGTACCTGCGGATTGCCCTTCACCTTCCAGTTCACGAGGAACAGGTTCGGGAACACCTCACAGTCGAAGAACACCAGCTCACCAGTGGGAAACCCGACAGACTTCTCCTCCGGATCCTCGTTGGTGAACGGCATCTCCATCACGGTCTTGATTGCCGCCTCAGACTGGTGCGTCGAGTTCATGGCGAAAGCCAGCACGCGGGGTTTCAAGTCCTTGACGTCATACACCATCCCCTGTTCCTTGGCATCACGGAGGATCTTGGCGATGAAGTCGACCGAGGGCTTGGTCGAGGGGTGGATCTCCTTCCGAAGGTTGCGCTCAATAAGCTCCCTGACCTTCTTCTCGTTGGCCATGGTGGTCTTGTTGATCACTTTCTTCTCCTTAAACGGCAGCCCCTCTGAAATATGAGCCACCGGGATGTTGTTGCAGTGAGTGACCTTTCTCCTCAGAGAGGAATCACCCGTGAAGACCTTGATCTCAATGTCTTCGTCGTAGAGCCTCGCCAGTTCAGTAGGGTCTCCATCGTAGATATAATGAAGGTGTATCCCCTTACCACCCTGGCTAACCTCTGCATAGGTAGGGGGCCATTTCGACGCCTCTTCAAGATTCCTGTTGAGACTCTTCTCGCCATTGATCTTAATATCAAAGTCAATAACAATATGATTCTCAGGAACCTTGACGTAGTGCGTAAGAGAGGTATCTATCTCACGAAGAGTGGTTCGAACGTTTGCCCATCGGAACTGCGGAGTCCCATGGTCTCCGGCTCTTTGGGCCGGACAGTCCGCCAGAACGTCGTCGAGAAGGGATTCGGAGTGGTCGAGGGCCAGCGAATATGGCTTCTCTGGAGAAGCCTCGAGTTCGGCAGGATCCAGTAAGTGATCCTTGAATCCGGTATATACGTTGCGTAGTCTATCGTCCCCTGACCGAACACGTGAATGAAATTCGTCAAAGTAATCTTTGAGTTCTTCACGGAAGATGTATCGGCTCTTCGGGTACGGGATATTACTCTCACTACAATACTCCTTATACAGCTTGTATGCCATCGTAAGACTAATGTACTTCTCGGTCTTGAAGAGGAGATAGTTCTCCTCGACGAAGTTGTAGAGCACATTCGTCCTGAGCATCATGTCCTGGGGCTTATAGGCGTCGTAGTAGTGCTTACCAAGACTACGATAAACCCCAAGACAGTGATTTGCAATCTTCCCAAGCTCGTCACGGATCTGCGTCATCAGCGTCTGATACTCGTCAGCCCCTAATGTTTGTCCGGTGGGGGAGATATCAATCAGTCGTCGGATGATTCCTGACTTGGAGTCAGTGATCTTGACAGGCTTGTTGGTACCGATGAAGAGGAGGGCGTTGATTCGCTTGGGGTAGCGCTTCACACCCTTCTCGTTGATCAGGATCGTCTCATGGGCAACCACGCTGTTAAGAAGGCCATTAGTTTCGATACGAGAGAGGTCTCCATCCTGATCGATGGCCACGAGCGAACTCTTACCGAGGGTACTTGTAGCAAACTGATCTGACTTGGATCCAAGAGCTCCTGCATCGAATGTAGTTGTATAGCCTTGGAATAGAAGCTCCAGAATATTGAGGATCGTTGACTTTCCCGAACCCGGGGGACCATATAGGACGGCAAACTTCTGAATCCTCTTAGAGTCGCCAGCCACGATGGAGCCGATGAGCCACTCAAGCTTTCGTCGAGCATCCTCATCATATAGAGTTCCAACGAGAGATCCCCAAGCGACCGGCTCGCCCTCCTCGAGAGAGTATGGAAGTCTTGCAGTGGCATAGTCTTCCTTTCTAGGAGTACTGTCTGCAAATATGAGCTTGGCGTTAAGCTCCTGCCCATTGTCAGGTAGCCTGGACTTCCAAGTCTGGAAGCTGGTCCATAGTCCAGTGTTGTAGTTGGACATAGTTTTCACAACGGTCTCAATCTGACCCTTGTGATTCTTCTGGTGCTCGAAGAGGGACCGGTCTACAAACGTAGCGACGTCAAACTCGTCTGTAGACCAGAGCCCCTTCTCCTCATCCCAGATTGCCTGGAAGTCTCGTCCCTGAATGAGAATATCCCTCGATCTACCGACGAGGAACTCAGGGTAGATTTCCACCTTTCCACTCTTTGTGGTACGCTCGCAGATTCGGTAGAAATCCATGAGGCTCCTTACATATAGTTCTCGTTTGCGTAGGCGTTCATCTGGGCCCAGAGCTCAGCCTTCCGCATATCACGTGCGCCATGAAGCGGGATCGCACGAAGAGGGAACATGGATCCGTGTCCCAGCTTAGTGTAATCCCTCGAGTTGATCCGCTCAAGGATGGAGTCGACTTCCTCCTCGTGGCGGGGGTTGAACAGGGCCTCGTCCGTGTAGTCGTAGAGGCCACAGTTCTTCACCATCTCCCAGAAGTACCATTCGAGGGAATATGGTGTATCGTCATCCTCGAGCATCATGTCCATACGCTCGGCCAAAGCGATGAACATCTCGAGCATGGAGCAAGACTGCTCATTAAGCCAGACGTAGGATACGTCGTTGTTTTCTCGAATGAACGCCCTACGTAGGTCAATACCATCTTGTGCACGGTTGATATCGTTCTGGATCGTCACCCGGAACGGCGTTTGGTGCATGATCTCGAGCAGGCTCAAATATGACTCCTCCGGGCACTCCGCCTTGCGGGTGTCTCCGGTTCGGTCGACAAGCCACTCGAAATATGAGTTATCCGGTGCTGCCTCGATCACTGTTAGTCCTCGTAATACTCAACCCCGAGAACTGAGTGCTCGTAGGAATCGTCGAGAATGGTGATCTCGAAGTCCGCGTGGCGGCTCATGCTTCGGACATAGATGATGGAATCAGAGGCCGAGATTCCGCTGATGATATTGTCAAACCAGGACGTGTCCTGCATAGGAACGCCCCGGTTGTCAGCGAAGACATCGTCCTCCATGTAGTACGTGAGCTCGACATGCTCCTGATGGCCCTTAGCCCGATACTCCTCTTCGGTGATCTGGTAGGCCTCGAAGTGCTGTCGATCCATCGTACGCTTGGTTACCTCTTCCTGGTCGGGATCTTCCACAGGAGTCGGAGAGTAGTCCACAGCAACGCTCGGTACCACCGGCTCAGGATCGGGTTCGCGATCCTCTGGATCAGCGCCATCTCCCACTCGCTCTTTGTGCTTCGCTTCAGCAATTTCTGCAAGCTCCTTGTTGATCTCGATTGTTGCTTCTTGGAAGTCCTGCTCGAACTTGCGAGCAAGAACGAAATATACGCCAAGGCCGCCTGTGACAGCCCCGGCTGCGAAATATGCGATCTTCTCGAACATGACACCTCAGATCTTGTCGTACATCACGCCGTCGACATTGAAGTCCAGCGCCCACTTGGTGACAGTACGGCCGTTCTTGTCCTCGCCCTCGAAGGTACCCTCGAAGATATTGAAGTCAACAAAGTCGTCGCCGTTACCCTTGACCCAACCAGTCACAGCACCAGCGGGAGTGTGGGGGAACCCGAGCATCTTGTAGACCTCGTTGAGGAAGATGTGACCACGAGTCTGAAGAATATCATTCGCGTACTGCTGCTGGCACTTGAGGTGCAGCATAGACAGGTCCTCGTCAGCGGACCAGTTGATGTTCTCGTCGTCGAAGATAACGCCATAGGGCGAGACTCCGTCGACAGCAGAGATCGCCTCGAGAGTCATCTCGTCCTTGGTGAGGTCCTCGTCAGCGACAGAGACGATAGCGTCCAGCACTGCGTCCTTACCGAACTTGGCCTCGACCTTCTTCTTGTAGGTCTTGAAGGCCTGGTCGACCGCGGCATACGCTGCAGCGAGAGAGGCATTGCGCTTCAGCATGATACCGTGACCGGTGATCAGCGAGGCGATAGAGGCCGCCCCAAGAATCAGGGCGGGGGCATAAAGCTTCGCCAGCTTGGTCGTCATTCGGGTGTAGAGGATGACCTTGTCCCGAGTGGCATCCTTGTCGGTAAGCTTGCCATCCTCGTGGGCCTCGTGGACCTTGACGAGAAGAGCGGTCTCCTCAGCCAGAGTCTCCTCAACCTTGAGGGTTGCCTTGGAGGCGAGAACCGTGGTACCGATAAAACCAACGGTACCCGCGGCGGTCAGAATGGTGGGGGCGTGCTTGCTGAGAACCAGTCCAGCGCGTCCAGCGAGACGGGTGACAATTCCGAGATTCATTTGATACGTCCTGCTTTCTTGAGTCGAAGGTAAATAGCGATTGCCTGGTCGTCTTCCATGCGTTCAACACGGCGACGCCACTTGTCTGAGAATGGGTAGGCGGCGATAAGCTCAAGCCGCACTTGCTGAGGATTCATCGTGCATTAATGTGGTCTGGCTTCGGGAGCTGAAGCATGTAGCCTCGACGGCTACGGATCACCGACATGTACCGGGCCGAAGTCCAGCCCCAGTTCTCGTCAGTGTATTCGGTAGTGATACCGCAGAGATCGTAGAGGTCGGCGACGGTGGCAAGACCGTACTCCTCGATGATGTCGCCAAGTCGGTCGATAACGAGATAAGCTTCATCTCTGGACTCGAGCTCGATTTCTGAGAAATCATGGTATCGACGTGTACGAGGAGAAGCGTCTCGGCGATTGCCTGGTGCTGAGCCTGGTCGAGAATATGATCCGTATGAGACACGGGACCCCCCGGACGAGCTGCGAGCTCGAGGAGAAGACTCTCCGAAGAGGAGGCGTTCGATGCCCTGAGAGACCAGATCCGAGAGTGTGTTCTTGATAGCAGGGATAGTAACATCGTAGAGTAGATACTCGCCGACATTGTGAATATCCTCTCCAACGAAAGCAGATACCGCCTTCGTTCCGAAGCTAGACTTCTTCTTGGTGACGGTGGCAGTGGTGACCTGCTCAACCTTCTTGCGCTCAGGGAGCTTGCTATTGGATGGTAGGTTCGGTCGGATTGGTGCGTTAGCCAAGGTGGCCCCTTTCAAGGAGGTGGGGGCCCCAGATTTCTCCAGGGCCCCCAAATATAACTCAGAGGTTGTTGAGCTCCGTCTCCTTAAGCTTGGAGTCGAGCTCCTTGTACTTCGGGTCATCCTTTACCTGCTTCATGATCTTCTCAGGCAGGATGCCCTGGTAGAACTCACGGACAAGAGATGGGTTGTCCATCAGCTGATCGAAGAGCTCCTCGTACTCAGGCGAGTTGAGGAAAGACTCCTTGATCTGCTCGGACTTGACAAAGCGCTCGCCCTGTCGCTCACCGTAAGCAGAACCGATGAGGTCGTCGAAGAACTTCATCATGGTGTACAGGTCCTCGTTGTCCATAGCGGCCTGGAGCCACTGCTCGAACGAGGTGACGTTGTCATACCGCTTGATGAAGTCGAACATCTCACGGCGAGACAGGTGGAAGTAGAGCTTCTTGGTGGTGGGCTCGTCGTCGAAGATGCCCTTGATGCGGAGGATGTGAGAGAACATGTGGTGGTTTCCTTTCAGTTGATCTTGAAGTAGTTTTCCTTGGGGGCGACTAGAAAGTCGACCGTAAGTACTGGCTCACCCTTTTCAGTGAGCTGAGAACCAAACTCGACGGAGAGGGAGTTCGGTTCTGACCATCCAACCAGTTCACCGGCTGCAATGGGTGGAAGTCCAAGGCCGTTGTAGAACTCGTTGAGGGAAGCGTAGCACTCAAGGTTGAGCTGCCCATTAATGTTGTTCTCGACTCGGCGGATGGATTCGATGTCGGACTTGAAATACCGGCCCGAGAAGATGTCATAGCAGAGAACGTCCCCTCCCCCGGCCACAAGAATAGTTCCGGGATGTGGTTCGCCAGCTGCCGATACCGATTTCTCTGCAACGCGGGCCTTAATCTTCTCGCGGTCCTTCGGCTTAACCACGTCCGCCACCGCGTCTCGATATCGCTTAAACGCCGCCTCCGAACCTGTGTAAGCCAGTGCGAACGCCGCTCCTCGAGAGTACTGAATACGATTCGCCGCGATGATCGATACCAGAGTGCATACGCCTGCGATGGCCGGGGGAATATATACTCGATATGATACTGCGAACTTCTCCTTCCAAGAGAGGTCTTCGGGTGAGCGAAGATTGGCTTCACAGTAGTCTGCAATCTTCTCGACTGCGAGCGTAGTAGACTTCGCTGTGAGTACGGCCGTAGCAACGGTCCCGACGCATGCCGAGGCCGTGAGAATAGCCGGAGCGTTTGTCTTGAAGAATTGCGTAACACCGTTCGCATTAATCACTTGTCCTCCTTCTTAGTGGTCTCGCTGAACTTGGTGAGGTGAGCAGCCACCTCCATGCGAATCAGGGACTCGATGTCTTTTCGAGATAGGATACCACGATTGGTGATCTGACCCTCTACTGTAGACCGTACAAGATTCCGAAGATCCTCGGTGATCACAAAGCTTCCGCTTGGACCCATCTCCCCACGCATTCCCTGGATGCCCTGTTCTCCGCGATCGCCCTTAGGTCCAGGGGGTCCCTCAATGACCTTGACCTTGCACCACTCGGACTTGAAGATATAGGTACATCCTCGGATAAAGAGAGTGATCAGATTGAGCCAGACGATGATGATCGTGACGGCTCCGAGAATATAGAGCGTCCACCAGATGATGCTCACTTGTGCTTCCTTTCAACTCGCTTGAGGCGGGGCTTCAGTTTGTAGTTCTGCGGATTGTTGACGCAATCCAGGATATAATCCGGCGTAAACTCCCAAACACCATTCTCCCGAGGGTAGTGTCGGAAATCGATGGAGTCGGCAGCCATTCGGCGCAGATACTCCCGTCGGTCGTCTCCTCGTGAATATGCGCGAGCTTCTCCGGTTGTTCCATTAACACCGAGGTAGAGTACGGACAGAGCGTCTCCGACGACGATGTCTGCGTGCTTTGCCAGGAGCTCCATAACTCCTCCCGGTGTGAGGATGACGCAGCGGTTCGTCTTGGATGCAGATCGGACCAGCTCGTCTCGAGGAACACCATACCGCCAACCTCGGAAGGTCTCGACGCAAAGGAGGTCGCCCCGTACTTCCCATTCAGCAAAGCTTTGATCTTTGAGGAAGTAGTAGGAAGATAGGTCCTCTCCCATACGCTTAGGTCGGGTCGTTGCAGTGCGGACTGCATGGTACCCCTCATTCTCAACCAGCTCCTTCTGGAATGTAGACTTGCCTGAACAACTTGGACCAAGGAGTACTACTAACATTTCACTCCGCCGAGATCGTGTAGAGGATGACTGTCATGGCTGCAAACAGCGCGCCAATTGCGGTGATGACCAACTTGACGAATAAGGCCACGTTCGTCAGCCACACAAGCCAGGTTGCGAAGCTGATTGCGCCGAAGACGATCAGGAAGATGAGGCTGATGAGGATGTAGTAGATCGGTGGTTCCTCGAACATGTGTGCTCCTTTCTCGAGGAAAAGCCTATACCCCAAGTCGGGGTATAGTGCTGAATTACCAGCGGTTGATCTTACGATCACGGCGCGCGATGAAGCGCTGCTGAACACCAACAACGTGCTTCATCCGGGAGTTCGCACCCCTGCCAATAAAGCAGGAGGCGAGAACAATTCCGAGGATGAAAACAGCGCTCTTGATGACAGAAACGATGATGCGGGTCATGAGTGGTCCTTTCAAACGGAGGGGTTTCAATATAGGACCGGTTTTTCTCGCGGAACTACTTGCGAGGGATCTTGAAGTAGATGGCCCACAGGAGAAGGTACAGGGCGAGGAACATCCAGATGGTCATATTGTCTCCTTTCCAGAAAAGCCTATATCCCAAGTCGGGATATAGGATGAGGTCTCAGTCGGTCTCTTCAGAGGCTTCGATCTCGTCGAGCTCATCGAGGTCATCGTGCTCAAGCTCTTCGGGCTCGTCCGTGTCCGGAACCGAGCGGAACGCCATGAGGGTGAGAGCAGTACCGGCTGCGAATACAGCGGCGCCAGCAATCAACTTCTTGGAGTTGCGCTTGATAGCGGGCAGGACAGCGTCCTTGTTGAACTTGAACTCGACGATCTTCTCGTTGGTCTCAACGGAGTTGTCGTGGGTCTCAGTCATGAGGATTTCCTTTCAAATAGAGGGGTCTCATATAAGGCATGGTTTTTCTCGCGGAAAGCCTATACCCCATGTCGGGGTATAGAACTTGGATCAACGGGAAACGGCGAGAGCCTGTTCCACCATCGTATCCCATTCCTCATCAGTCATCAGCTCAGCGCGCAACTTCGCGTTCTCAACTTCGAGCGTCCGTACGCGGGCCTTGAGGTTGAAGGCGGTGTACTTCTGCTCTTCGTGAGCAACAGCGAAGAAGATGCTGAGGATGATGACAAGGCAGAGGGCGATGTAGAGCATAGTCTTTCCTTTCGTAGGATCTTCAATATAGGGCTGGTTTATCTTGCGAAAAAAAAGATAAGCCTAGATCCCATGGCGGGATCTTTGGCTGGAAGGTGGTAGGATCAGAAGTTCCAGGTCTTCTTCTTGCCAACCATCTCGGCGATAATCAGCAGGGTGCCGATGACGACGAAGGGGGCGATGACAAGAGCGAGGAGGGTGGTCATTGTGGTTCCTTTCTAAGGGTCTTCAATATACCATGTGTTAATTCTGCGACTCCTGTGACTGGTGTGATTAGACAAAAAAGATAAGCCTAGATCCCATGGCGGGATCTAGAACTGTGTCAGAGGTAGTAGTGGTCGTACTGCTCAGAGCTCAGTCCTGTAGCAGCAAGCTCCTCGGCGTAGTCGAGGGCGGCCTGTGCAGCGGCGGGAGTGAGGTTCATGAGAGTGTCCTTTCTATGACGGGTTTCAATATAGAGCCCGTTTTTTACGCGAAAAAAAAGATAAGCCCAGCCCCCCATGCGTATAGCACAGGGGGCCAGGCGAATCTCAGAATGGTTTAACCTTCATGATCAAACCGAACGCCTTCGAGCTGACGACTGCAAGTCGCTCGTACTGGAGGACAGCTACGATACCTGCCAGAGAGGTGGCTGCACCGAGAATTGCGTCTTTGCTGAGCTTCTTGCTCTCGCCAAGGGCTTTGGCTTTTGCAAGAGTCTCGACATTTCGAGCAATCGTGGTGTAGTCCTCACTAGAGGGATCGTGAAGCTCGGCCTCCTTCAGAGCAGCTTCAATTGTCTGCTGAATGGGGTCAGGGTTCTTCATGGATGGGCTCCTTTCTAGGGGTTCATTATAGAGCAGGTTTTTCTCGCTTAGACCTGCTTGACGTCCAGCGTCACCTTCCCGTTACGGAGCATCTCAGCGACGCCCTGGTCAAAGGTGGCGTGAATCCCCTGGTCCTCAGACACGTGGAGGGCGCCGGAGGGCTGGGTGCCCTGGTACTTGGTGGAACTCACGCCGAGAAGAACACCCAGGAAGGTGTCGATCGCAGCGATGGTGCCCGCAACCTCGGTCGGGTGAGGAAGGTGCCACAGAGCGGCCAGCGTGAGGTAGAGCGCAGAGGTAGCCGGAAGGGCGACCAGCGCAACCCACTTGAGGACGTCGTAGGACTTGTTGTTCAACTTGCTCTCCTGAAGGTGCTTAGCCATTGGTTTTCCTCTTTGCCGGGGGTCTAGGGGTGGGGACTACGGGAAGATTCTTTACCTCATTCACTATCTTCTCAGCAAGCCCATTCCCCCCGAACTCGGAATAGGGTTCTACGAGATACTTCATGAAGTCCTCATACTCGTCGAGGGTGAGAAATCCTCGATGAAGATAAGTCTTCCCGACATATACAATCCGGTCATGGGCCATTCCGAGCAGAAGCCTTGACGTGGCGGACTTCCGCTCACTACGCTTCATGATCCAAGCCCACATCCCGGAAGATCCCAGAACCGACAGAAATATCGCGAGGACGATGTCGGTCAGGGGGTTGAATCCGAAGTGCTGCATGTTAACCGATCGCTAGATAGGGACGTACCCCGAGTGAGTAGTTAATCGGGGCGTGGGAGAACTGACCAGTAGACTTCATGTAGACTGCAGTCTGTGCTGAAGCTCGTTCACGAAGCCAGTACTCCTCCTCAATGTTAACAAGGGCGGGGTTGAGCCTGAAGGCGGGGAACTGGTTGTGGTGCATACCCTTGGCGAGGGGATCGTTGAAGATCGATGTTCCCCAGAGCATGGCCTCATCCATGATGTTGATATGCGGGTTGTACCAGCGCCAATCCCTGACTGCGCCGTTACCATCGTACCCGGTAGCGACTCGAGTCCATACACCGACCATGTTAGACCGTCCGAACAGAGACTCAGCCATGCGACTGGCCTGAGTCATGGTAGACTGGTTCAGCGTCGAGTCCACGTAGGAGCGCTGGTCCGGAATGGTGGTAGACCAAGCCTCTCGGAACAGAGATCGATCCGGTACGACCACAATGTGGTTCTGGCGGAAGGGCGGCTCACCAATGTTGATGAAGTAGTTGAACGCCACGATACGCCAGGTGACGCCCGAGTAGGTCCAGTAGTCTCCGAGATACATACCAGAGAACGATCCACTTCGAATCGCCTGGAGGTACGGAGTGACTGAGTTACCAAGAGAAGCACCTCGGTAGATCGAGTTGTGGACGCCGACATTCGAGTCATTGAGCATCCCATAGACAGACCCCGAGTTAGCGAACTTCTCGTTGATCTGGGTAATCTTGAGCTCAGTACCGGCGACTCGACCCTCGACGGCCTGGATGCGGTCGTTCTGGTTCTTGTCACTAACCTTGAGGTTGGCAACATCTGTCGAGGTGTTACCCCCAGCGTTAGCCAGGGCGTCTCGAACCGAGTCGAACCAGGTATTGAACTCGCCCTGGAGCTTAGCCTGAAGGGAGTCCAGGTTGATCGTCTCGAGGGGGCCGCGAACATAAGGAGTGCGAGCACTACCCACAAGGTTGATGATGTTCTCGGCGACAATCTGTCGAGAGTTCTTAATAACCTTGATCTGAGCCAGAGCGAATGTCTGTCGATCACCACTGTCCCCAACATTCGGAATCAGCGGAGTAACAGCAGGGGTACCCTGGACAACCTTAATCTTGGCGCCACGGACCGCCTTGGATCGGTCAACCTCGATGCATACCAGGTCGATTCGGTCCAGTGTCGCGTGAGAACCAGTGAGTGTCACCGTCTCATCACCAGAGTTCTCTACCCATCGGTTGTTCAGCCAAGCCTTGCCCGCGCCGACATACACGGACATACCGTTGTTGGTGGGGCGGACTCGGAACTTGTCTCCCACGTTGGGGAAGACCCCCGGTGCGATAATGCCGTCAAAGAGCGAGCCGAACTGATCCGCATCGTATGTCCGGTCACCATTCACTGAGTTGTAGAAACCACTAGAAATGGCCATGCATTAATCCCTTTCTCGAGGAGCAATGACCTCTCCGGGGCCACCGCGAGTGAAGTCGATACGGAAGCCGTCACCATTCCACTTGGTACGAGACGACATTGAGATAGTGGGAACCCGAGAGAATCCACTACCGGACCAAGACTCAGTCATCTCAGTCAGCTGGCACTCAATTGGCTCTGCGTTGCTGCCCGAGGGGACGTAGTAGAAGATATCTCCGACATTGAAACCAGTACGGTACTCGACGTTGGAGAAGCTGTTGATCTTACCCGAGATCATCTTGAGCGGGGTATACTTCGGGAACATGGCGTCCAGAACCCAGAAAGGATACCACACCTCGCTCAGAGATGTGATATGCTTCCGCTGAAGATCAGTAAGCGCTTTCCAGTCCTTGATAGAGTAGGGCTTGTGGACCTGAGTATTATCCCACAAGACTTCTCGTCGAGTAATTGGATTCTCAGACCGCAGTGTGTGTGCCCGAGTGTGCGTACTACCGTCAGCAATCCACTTCATATCCACATCGCCGGAGTCCCAGACCTCATAGATCGTACTCTTCTTATCGACAATGGAGTCCACTGACTCGAAGTCGGAGAAGTTGTCATTCTCCTGGGCAAGTGTGATCGTATTGATGAGATGCGGCGCAGTTACGTAACAGTGAATGCCCTGATTCTCGAGCTTGATCTTGTAGAAGAGAGAATATCCGTTCGGCTTACATGCCGACAAGACGTTCTTGAACATCTCGGCGATGGGTGCTCGGTCGTAGATGATCCACTTCCCATCCTGGATCTTCTGCCCAGTGTCGTTGACGTAGGCCATCTGTGACACTCGAGTTTCTCGGTGGAAGTTGAAGTTGTCGATCCTACGAGCAGCTTCCGCATCCTTACCAAGATGCGCATGGGCCAGATTTTCTGCCGTCATTTGAGCATTGAACTGGCCATTCTTGTCTGGCTCAATCCACTGCCTGTGAGGTAGGACTCTCCACTCAAACATCGACTCGAGAGAGCGACCAGTATACTTGTGGAGGTAGACACCGTCATCCTCCTGCTTCACTGTGGCCGTTTCGATGACCATGGCGGTGGAGGTATCGTCTCGAATAAATAGATTCCCAAGACTGTACTCATACCCGGGCTGATCTGAGTAGAGCTGGAGCTCGAACTGGCCGTAGTCATATGCCCGCTCGGTCCAGTTGAGGGAGTAGAAGTTATTCGGAACCTCAATCCACGAGTTGTAATTGTGAAGGAACGCGAAGAACAGCTGCATTAGATCCCCCTATAAAGTGTATCGTATTCCATAGAGACGTTCACGTCGTCAACGCCTCCAGCATACTGAAGGGCGATCGTGTTGATTCCCGGATGCATCTGAATCCAGGTACTACCTGGCGCCAGAACACCAGTGATGTATGACTTCCTTCCTCGAGCCTGGTGGGTAATAGACTTCTTACCAGGACGAGTGTCTACGACAATACTCTCTCCAGCATAGAAGTTTCCAGCTCGAGAGATAGACATTGTCTCGTTGAAAGTCGTATTACTCAGGATAAGGTTACTGACCGTACCGAGGAACTCAACAGTAATAGTAACACCAGCCGGGTAGTCACCAAGGTATCGGATATCCTTACCCGAAGAGTTGGTCATGTCACCGAACTTGAGCTTGTGGTTGTCCTGTGAGAAGAACGGGAACTCGAAGGTGGGCGTGTTGTCATTGAAGCCCACAACCTTCTGGATCTGAGTGGCGGAGGACTTCCAATACGGGTCCAGCCCGAGAAGGGAGACCTGGATCTCCTGCCGCTCAGAGAAGATGTTCGGCTCGACGGACTCGACGATGAAGTCTGAGTGCACGTTAAGCCAGTCGGTTGTCACACCGAGAGTAATGGTCTCCCCGACTCCGAAGTAGGAGTAAGTCTTGAGTCGGAGTTCCTGAATGTCGGTCCCCCAGGGGATCAGAGTCAGTACCACAGTACGAGTACCAACCCTGATCCCCTTAAGGAACGCTCCGTCCAGCAGGGCGAATCCATCAGTGCTGATGTCCGCCTTTACTGGCCCCAGACCAGTAATCTCCTTGACCGCGACCCCCGACTCGTAGGGGTTCGTGATGTCGATGGTTAGACGATCCCCCGACTTTGTCGTGGACGAGATCTCTGAGATCATAGTGTCAACTTGTCCTTTGCCATTGCAAGCTGAGTGTTGGTGTTGCGGTAGATAGTAGCCGCATCCAGCGCCTCAGGCGAGTTGTTGGTCTGGTTGAAGGTGATGTTTGTAACACCATTTTGACTATTCTTGTCAGAATTGTCAACTGCGATCGGAGCAGGAGGTCGAGCAGCATTAGCTGCCTGAGCTGTGACTCCGATGGCGGGAAGGAAGTTGTTGATTCCCTTGGCCTGCTTCTGCATCTCGGTAAGATCCAGGATCGGCTTGATTTCGGGCTTGAAGGATGGGTCGTCCTCGATGAGTTCGTTTACTCCGTCGAGCGCCTTTGACATAGCGTCGTAAGCTGCGCCAGCCATACTACCGCCGGCATCAGCAACACGATCACCAGTATCCTCGATACCTATAGCGAGACCCTCACCGACATATCCTCCAAGTTCCATCATCAGTCGAGAAGGAGAGTGGATCTTGAAGTAGCTCTTGACCTTGTTGTAGCCCTTCTTGGCTACGTTCAGCATAGACTCACCGAAGCTCCAGGCCTTGGATGCGAGACCGTTGGTCATACCGTCGACAATAGCCCAAGCAATCTCTCGACCAACCTTGTTGAAACGAGGAGCGTACTTGTTAATAGCATCGCGAACACCTTCAAGAAGCTTGAGGACCGTCCACATACCCTTGTCAATGATCTTCGGACCATTCCTAGCAATTCCATCAAGGAAGTTGAGGATGACGTTGGTGGCAGCGTCAATGACCTTGCCGATGTTGTCAGCAATTCCATTCAGGAAGTTTGCCAGGATGGTAGCACCCTTCTCTCCGAACTCGTAGGCATGGTTAGCCAGCTCGGTGAGCATCGCCTGAATCAGGATAAACAGCATTGCTACAATACCTGGAATGTTGGCATTGATCGCATAGATGATTGCCCCAAGTAGCTGCGCCATAGCCACAGCAAGTTCGGGAGCCTTAGCCCCCAGTGTGATGATGAAGTTAGCAATGGCGTTAGCCACATCAATGGCCACCTGGGGTAGAATCGCCGCCAGCTGCTTGAGACCCTCAGTCAGAACCAGGAATGCTGCTGCACCTGTAGTGGCACAGATACCTAACACTGCTGCAAAGGCCGCCATACCGATCGAAATCGGAAGTAGGGCCAGGCCCAATGCGAGCAATGCCGCCGTGAGGATAATCATACCAACCGCGAAGTACTGTGCACCAGCTGCAGCAGCAACCAGGATAAGCATACCACCGGCAAGGGCAATAAGGCCGATAGCCAGCTGGGTCCAGGTGATCGTGGACAGCGTCTTCATGGCCGAGGCCAGAGCCAGGAATGCGATAGACGCAATACCTAGACCAATAGCTCCAGTCTTGAAGGCATCGGCTGCTGCCATGGAGATAGCGAGAATCGCCAGACCTGCTGCCAGAGCAATAAGTCCCTTAGCGAGAGTCATGATATCCATGTTACCAAGGATAGCTACTGCACCAGTAAGAACAATCACTGCCGCAGACATCGCTATAATGGCAGCCGCCCCACGAGCATTAGCTCTACCGGCGATAGCCATTGCGATGGACAGTTCAGCAATAACTACTCCTAGAGCAATAACTCCCTGGAGAAGTTTCCCGGTATCCATCGTTCCGAGCATCCAGATAGCCGCCACAAGGATGTTACAAGAGATAGCCAGCGATAGAAGAATCGCAGCACCCTTGCCCATGAAGGGATCCTTACTAACGACCATCATGAACCCAGACAGGATCGCCACAACCGCAGCGAGGGTTACGACTCCCTGGATAGCCTTGCCGGTATCCATGGATCCAAGAGTGTATACTGCTAGAGACAGAATGACACAGGATGCAGCAAGAGCAAGAAGGATTCCAGCGCCCTTCTCGACTCCCTTTGTGGCAGCCATCTTGGTCATGAATTCCTGCATGGTCATCATCAGGATCTTCATGGCAGCAAGACCGACCACAGCACCCTTGAGATCCATTCCGGCAAGAATCCGGACAGCAGTTGCCATCAGGATCATAGCGGCACCCATAGCAATGAGCATAGCCACAATACGAACGCTGTCGTTCTTGAAGGCTACCATCTTGGTCATAGACTCAAGCATGTCATCCATCATCTTGAATAGGTACTTCAGGACGGCTAGCGTGACAAGGAGCTTCGGAGCCGGAACAAGAGACATCAGGATCAGTGCCCCGGCAAGAACACCGAGAGCAATTGCGATCGTCAGAAGGGCCTTAGCCTTCACCTTCTGCTCGAACGCCTCAAGGACTCCTCCGAGCTTATCGAAGATGTTACCGAGTTTGTCGGCAACGTTTCCGATCTTGTCGAAGTTCTCCTTGAAGGAGTTGATCCATCGGGTGAAAGCAATAAGTACTCCACCTCCAATAGCCCCGACAAGAATCTTACCCATGTCGTAAGACTTAAGGTTGGAGTTTGCCTGACTCATAGCATTACCGATAGATCCGAATGCGTTCTTAGCACCCTCCTTGACCTTCGGTGCAAAGGTGTTGACCACGAAGTCCTTGAACTCAACGAACTTCTGCTTGATAGTGTCAAAGAGTTCCGGGAGGTGAACTGCTCGAGCGACCTGTTTGATGTCTTCAAACCACTTCTTGAGGAAGTTCTCCTTAGCCGCTTGGCCGGTTTCCTTGGCAGCCTGGGCTGCGGCAGTACCAACCTCAGATACGGCACCGGCTGCCTCCTTAGCCTTAGCCTTGACCTCACCGTGACCGTTGACCCAGTCGCGGAATGAGACCGCTACTTCCTTAACCTTACCGCCGATGTCTGAGAAAGCCTTCCCAAGGTGATCCCAAACACTACTATTTTGAATAGTGTTCCAGGTATCAACAAGGGCGTCCTTCAGCTCAACAAGTTTCTCCTTGAGCCACTGGACCTTCTCGGAAATCTTGAGTTTGTTTCCGAGTTCATCGAACTTTTCCCCTAGCTTAGCGACAATTGCCTCAGAAGTTGTCATGTTGCTGAGGTCAAAGCCCTTGAAGTACTCGGACAGAGCCGACTTACCAGAGGTAAGCTTAGCTTTCAGCTTATCACCAACAGTCTGACCAAACTCGTGGAGCTTGTTCTTAGCTTTATCGATGCCGCTGTGGATAGAATCCATAGCCGCAGAGAACTGCTGACCGATAACCGAGTTCTTAAGAGCGTCCTTGATGAGGCCGAATTTCGATGCAAGATTTTTGAGTCCTTGTCCGGCACTCTGAACCTTTCCGCCGAAGTCAAGCCACATGATAAAGTCGTGGATCTTATCCACAACCCACTTAATGGCTTTACCGAGTAGATCAATCGGCGGAAGAAGGAGCTTCAGTAACTTTCCACCGAGGTCCAACTTGGTGAACCACTGGTCAAACCAGAAAATTGCCTTGCCTATTACCTTCGTGATCTGGAATACGCCAGAGTTGATCCCGGTAAATGCTGGGAATAGTGCGCTGACGATATGTGAGGCTACCGTGAAGATAACCTGAGCTACCTCACCGAGGATGGTGGCGAAGATATGGAAGATCGAGAAGACCCCTGTGAATGTCCACTCAAGCTTCTCGGCAAAGTTATTCGTAATGATGAGCTTCGACGTGAAGTCTGCGAACGCCTTAGTTATGCGAACTAGACCTTCTGCCGTGGCGTTCATGAACACTCGACGGAAGGCCGTTCCGATCTGTCCGAGAACCTTGACGATTGCCCAGAAGATATTTGCCAGACCCTGAACGAGGGCGGTGCGTCCGCCAAGATCCTTCCACATCTGGAGGAACCCATTTCGAGCATCGGCGCTAGACTTAATTACCCCACCGAGCCAATCACCAATAGAGGTGAAAAGGACTGACGCCTCTTCGAAGTCACCAAATAGGATCTCGAACGTCTCAGCCCATCCGGAACCGATGGCTTCCTTAGTCGTGTCTACTAGCTGACTGAAGGTTCGGATCTTGGTTGCTGCGTCAAATGCACCCTGGGCGAACTGCTTAAGTTTGTGCGCCTGTTCTTCAGAGTACCCCATCTCGACAAGCTGCGCCTCAGAGAGGTCGTTCGTCAAGGCGGTAAGGGTGGTCGTCATGACCTGAGCAGTAAGCCAGTCTTCCTTGAGAGACTCTCGGAAGTTGCCATCCTTAGCAATAGCCTCATCGTAGCCAGTACCCATCATTCGGGAGGTCTCGATAAGAGCGTTCCTGAATGACTCTCCACCCATACCTGCCTGGACCAGTGAGTTCCAGTCCTGAAGGTGGACTGCGCCAGCCGCGATAGCCTGAGAAAGCTGAGTGTATGCCGTGGCTGTCTGCTGGGCAGTTGAACCAGAGGCCGCTGCGAGGTTAGACAGACCCTTAATTGATGCCACCGATGTCTGAAGATCGACACCAGCTGCGGTGAACAGACCAATGGCGTGAGTCATGTCGCTGAAGCTATATACCGTCTTATCGGCATAGGTGTTCAGCTCGGCCAGGGAGGTCTTAACCTCACCGAGGGTGGTCCCCTTCTCGACTGTGTTGGCCATAATGGTCTGAATTGCTCTCATTTTGAGCTCATACTCATTAAAGCCGTCTTTAATGGTTCCGATGAAACCAGAGACCACGCTTCGACCAGCATTAAGAGCCGCGACACCAATTCCGCCGAATGCGGTGACGGCAAGACCCTGCATGACGGTCATATTCTTGCCGATGTCGAGAGCCTTGGTAGCCAGATCGCCGAGGGTGGTGTTCTTAGCAATCTCTCCAATACGAGAGAGACCATCTGCAGCCCCCTGCATCTTCAAGGATTCCTTGAGTCGGTCCATACTGGACGCGGATTCCTTGATTGCGGACAGGAACTGTTTGTTGTTCATCTTGAGCGAGACTACCCGCTCGTCAATAGTAGCCACTACTTAGTGACCTCCTTCCAGGCCTTCTTCGTAATCTTGTCGAACACCGGCCTGATAGCGGGGTTGATGTAGTCTCGGCCGACGACATACCCACCATTGCGGGTGCCGTGACCATATTGCAAGATGACTGCGATGTTTACGCCGTTGTTAACGTGCGAGTTTGTCCAGGTGATCTTCCAGCTGTTGCCAGTTCGAGTGACTTCATAGTTCCAGCTCGCAGCCGTCTCGCCCGACCTGGAGGGGGTCGCAGACTTTAATGCTGAAACCCCCTCCTTGCCGAACTGATTCATGATCAGAGCCAGGTCCAACTTCGTCATTCTGTCAAACCAATTCCTGGTGAGTTTCCAGTCTCCCTGGCTCTCGATCGTAATCATGATTCTCCTAGACTAGAGATTCGGAGTAGATGTTGGCCACTCCGGAGACCATGCACCCGATAGCACCCTTAGCCAAGGCGTCGTCATATGACTGCCTTGTCGGGCAGATGTGCCCCCATACCGGCTTTCCGAGGGCGGTGGTCCGTCGCCAAACCTCATCGCTGGCTTCCCAGGACATACCGATGTAGTCCCAGGGTTTATGCCACTCGTTGATCCGGCCATCAGTAACCTGATCCGGATAGGAGTAACCCCAGCACTTCCAACCATCGGACTTCCACTGATTAGCAAGCCATCCGGCATCGATTGAGAACTTCCAGATGATTCGCCCATGGGCATCAGGTGGGAAGAACTTCTTTAGATCTTGCCAATCAGCGGCCGAGTACTTCGGATCCAGGACAGTGATGTGACTGGACCCATAGGCAGCGAAGTACTCCTCGACGGTCATGAATGGCTCGCCAATGGTGTGGTACTTCTGGATATCTGCCCATGTCATCTCGGTGACGGGGGTCTCTGGAGCGGTTGGGTCCACTCGCTTAAGGGTTCGGTCATGGTTCAGGAACCAGACTCCATCCTTCGTCTTCTGGCAAGAGACCTCTAGCGCTCTGGCTCCAAACATGACAGCATTAGTGTATGCCCTCATGGATGCCTCAGGCCAGCTGACTGATCCGCCTCGATGGGCGATCAGGAAGCCGTGAGTGTCTATCATGGTGAAAATATCCCGGTATCCCATTGGGACCGCCCGCATTGATGCTGGAGATAGCTCTCCATTGTGATAAACATATACAGGGTTTGAAGATCCAACGTCATGAATCTCCACTCCTGGTATGTTAATCTCTGGAGGAGCTGGGTTTCTTTCTTCAAGCTCAAGCCAAGCGTAGGCTCTTGCGCCGTAGGATTCATTAACCGAGTTGGCTACAGCTCCTATGGTCATAGACCAAGAAGTTCCTCGGTTTCGTTTTCCACCCCTGGCTATCGGATCTGTACCAAGCGGATACCACGCTGGTTCATTCCTCGACGCTACAGCGTGGTATTGAACAGCAACCAGATTCTTCTTATCTGATTTTAATGTTGGGATGCCAGGTTGCCATTGGTGTATCTTATAGTTAGATACTCCGCCTATAGCGAATACTACAAAGTTTTCTCTTGCGTTGGTAATATCATCGCTATTGAACTTGAACGTTGCCCCAACATCATCCGCGGTACATCTCTTTACCGCAACGTATCCCGATCTACCACCAGCGTCTGAAGTATACTGGAAATCCCAACCAGAAGGCGGTCTAGCCTTCGTATTTCCGAACTGGGATGCGTAGAATACAACCAGTAGATCTCCAACCTCAGCAGTAGATGCTACAAATCTAAATGTACCAAAGCCGTTCGCCTCAGATCCACCACCGCTCGCGAGATGGACCTGCAGACCAGATTTCGGTGTCTCATAGATGTTGAAGTTGTGGATTGTGATGTCGTTCGCCGTGCCAGGAACTGCAATAGAGGGAGTCCATAGTGGATATGCGTTGACTGGAAGTTCAAAGTCGAACTTTAAGGCAACATTAACCCCGCCCCTGAGGTTCCAGGTCGTAATGAAATCCTGCTTACCTGTTGACTTCTTCGCCTCATCAAACCAGTTGGCTCGCATAGCGAGCTGAGTGTTTTGCTCTGCCGTATAGGTGATCTCGACAGTCCACTTGCGGCTAAGGACGGGGTAAGCGTTAATCTCGAATGGGGTAGAACTAGATCCCTTTCGGATCAGTCGACCATCCCCAACTCGAGCGCCGTTTCCGCCCCACCAGGCACCAATTACTGGGAATACGCTAGCCATTACTTGGCCCGCCTAACAATCACCGTCCCAGACGGAGTCCCTGCTGGCACTGGATCATCTGGTCCGAGGACGATCATCTTCGGGACCTCGGGGATCTTGAGATTGTCGACCTTCAGCTTGAGCTTCAGGTATCCCTTGAGCCATGGGATAATCAGTTCACGGATCTCGGCGCCCGGAGGGTTCTCGTAAGGGTTACCGACTGGGTGCCACTGACCACCATTTTGAGGATCCTCGACAAGGAAGCCGTCTGTAACGTAGAGATGGCTGATTGCAAGGTTGTCCGCCTTATCGAAGACCTTCTGGTAGTTCTCGGAAGTGACGGAATGAACCACTGCCCACCATCGAGTTGACGGATAAGCCTTCATGTGGTCAGGAAGAATCGGCGAAGTCGGATCCTCCTCGAGGAACTTGGTGGCAGTCCCCTCGAACATCATACAGACGTCGAAGTCAAGGTCGCAAACTGCCTGCGAGATGTTGGATCCGGTGTTGATGGCAATGACGAAGTCGATGCCATTCTCTCGACGGATTGTGTCGATCAGATCCTTATACCAAGGCAGTCGATCTTTACGGGCATCCCATCCGTTGATAACCTCGTCGAGGAAGACGCCCTGAACCAGGTCACCGTACCACTGCTTGGCGCGCTTCAGCTGCTCAAGGATGTACTCCTTGGTGAACTTGGCTGCGTTCGGAATGCCTCGATTTGTCTCATCATCAGGGTGGATTGCTGCCCCATACTGAGTCTTGATATAGAACAGGACCTTCTTGGCCCCGGCACCAAGAGCAAGCTCTCCCTGCTTCTGGAAGTCTACCTCCTGCGCCTCCCAGTCGCCGCTGTTGCGGTTAAGGATGACGTATCCGAGGTTGTCCCGGAACTTCAGAGTCTGAGCCCACTTGGAGAACTGTCCAGGCTTTCCATCCTGGTAGTAGTCGGGCCAGTAGTAGGTAACCGGGGAGTAGTACCGTGCGCCATTCTTGAATGGATTGGTCTGTCGGAGTGCGTCTTCGACATCAGCCTTCTCGCCGTAGGTCTTGGCTGCCTCGTCCTTGGTGAGATACCTGTCGAGTTGAGGGGTAACCGCATCCTGACCGGCCGGACCACGCTCTCCAGCAGGTCCGGGAGGACCCTGCGGTCCAGGAGGGCCAGCGGGTCCAACTGCGCCATCATTGCCCTTGGGTCCGGGTTGGCCATTTGCCCCGGCGGGACCAGCAGGTCC